AGGAAAGGAGTCAAAATTAGCCATAGTCACGTCTAAATAGCTGACCTTAGAAAAAGGCGTCGGCCCCTTGCGGATTTCTTGGATAAATTTGGCCATCAGAGCTGGGTCATCAGCCTGAGCCAGAATGCCAACAGTACCGTCATCATTGTTCCAGACCCGACCTGTAATGCCTCCGATTTCTAATGCTAAGCTATAAACTCCCCAGCGAAAGCCAACACCTTGGACCCGACCTTGGGCTGTCATTTCAACTTTTTGCATGCTTGTTCTCCTTGTGATTGAATTCCTACTCAGGACGGAGAAGCTCCTCCTGTGAATGTGGTATAATAGTCTTATGAATATTATAACCTCTAAGTCCAATAATGGGATTAAAAAAGTTAAAAAACTTCATCAAAATTATTGACGTTATACAACTTTAGTTGTATAATAGATACATAAGGTTAAGGAGGAAACCTTAGACAAGGAAACTAGTAGAAAGGAAAACAAAATGTTTAGGTTCAAAAAGAAGCCACTCAAAGTAAAAACAAATAAGCTAGTAGTCAAAATAAACTTATTTATAATCAGCTTTGAATGGCACATCGAATTTGGATAGTGAGAAATCACTATCCACCCCTTCGGGGGTGTACTTAAATTATAACAGGAAAAACAATGAAAGTAAATCTTAAAATTAGAAAAACCACCAAGCGTGAAAAAGTTGAATTTATTATTGGACTTCTTCTACTCCTATTTGCAGTTTGGTATTTTACGAGGTAATATATGTCAGTAGATATTAAAGCTATCCGCTGGCTTTTAGACAACGCCACAGCCTATGCTATCAGCAAAAACTGTGGCGTATCTATTCAGGCAGTAGATAAGTATAAAAACGGTGTATCAGATATTATGAACATGCGTTTAAAACACGCTATCAGCATGGCTTCTTACGCCCATACACTACAAGAAAAACAGTGAGTACCATCACTGTTTTTTCTATTTTGAGCAAACAAAAAACCGCAAGCTATTGCCTGCGGTTGGTGTACTATATTTTTGGTTTCATACAGATTTTTAGTCAGATCTTTAAGAAAGCAATTCGTTAACTCTATCTTGAACTGCTTGCGCATTATATCCCGCATTTGTTAGATTGTCAAAACGTTCTTGTCCATTGCCCCAAAGGCCTTGCACGACCTCATTGGCTATGGTATTAAGATCTACGGTGTTTCCACCACCTAAAAGGCTATTTACTTTGTCTTGAACCTCTTCGGCATCATAACCTGCATCAGTTAGTCTGTTGAAACGCTCTTGACCGTTCCCCCACAAGCCTTGTAGCACTTCATTAGCTAACGTATCCAAGTCTTTACTAGTATTTTCAGCATTTAAGAGGTCATTTACCTTGTCTTGCACGGCTTGCGCATCGTAACCAGCATTTGATAGGTTATTAAAACGTTCTTGCCCATTACCCCAAAGGCCTTGCACGACCTCATTGGCTATGGTATTAAGGCTTTTTAGATCGTTTTTACTGATTGAATTATCTTCCTCATCATCTAACAGGACAATATTCTTGTCAAACGGGTTACTTGAGTATTGCCACCAGCGAATGCCGTCCATAGATGGGAAGTATTCAAAATCAGCTGTACCATCGTTTAGCCCATATCCAGCAATCCAAAGGCTATTTGGGAATTTTGCAAGAATCTGCTCATAATAGATATTATTGAGCGTGAATGGCTTGTAGCTGTAATAGATTGGCTCATAGCCAGTTTCTTTGAGGATTTCCATAAAGCGAATACATGCATCTGTATTTGCCTGTTTATCTCCGCTAGCGTGATCTTCGTAATCAAGACACAAGTATTTTACTTTTTGAGGTACATTATCAAGGAAGTAGCGTGCCTCTCGTTCAGCTTCTTCGATGTCACCTCCAAACCAAGCAAAATGGTAGAATCCAACAGGATTGGATTGCTCAACTTGAGCAGATAAGCAAGGGTTGATATAGCTTGTGCTTTCTGAAATTTTAATGATGGTGTTAGTTGTTCCCATCTGCTCCAAAATCCCTGTAATGTCGTAGCCCTGATGGCTTGCTACGTCGATGAATAAGTCGTTTTTTTTCATTTGTTTATTTTCCTTCCCAAGCGTCATTCATCTGCTTCACGGCTGACTCAACAAAGGTGTCTAGGTCCTTGTCAGTCATGCTGATGTTGTATTTTGTAAGTTCAGCTCGGACTTTATCACGAGCTTGCTCCAGCTTTTCATCGCCTTTGTAGCCTGTTTCAGCTGCTACCTGCTCCACAGCATGGACCGCATTTTTAGCTAGGATTTCAGCGATTTTTACCGCTTTTTCTCCGCCTTTTCGTAAAAGATAATCTTTTACTGCTTTTACGATACTGCCTGTTGCCACTGCTAAAAAGCCTGTAGCAAATGCAATAATGATTTCGTTAAATTGTGACATGTGTTATTCTCCTTTGTTTTTGTCGTCATCGTTCTCAAGCAATCGTTGAAATGCTTTCAAGATTGGCTGAAAAAGAATGACATTTCCTTTTAATTTGCGATAATTTTCAACGAGCGATTGAAATGTGAATGCGATGTACCCGAGATAAATAGAGTACAAGAATGCGAAGCCTGTCTTCTCGGGCAATAGGACAGACATTGGAATAAGGATCATCAATAAGAGAACCCCTAAAATCTTTCGAAGTAGCCCGTTGATACCAATTTTACTCTTGTATTCAATATCAGGATTGACAATCGCAGCAATAGTTCCTGTCACAAAATCAATAATTTCCATTGAAACAATTAGAGCTAGAGCATACAATACCAAACCATCTTCTGTTTGGATGAGGCTTCTAAAAAAATTGAAAAATTCAATATGCATATCCACCTCCTACTCTTTAGGTTCTACCGTTGGATCCGTCCAGTCAGGATTGCCCTCTTCATCAAATTTCATGATGTAGAACTCCTGATTAAACAAATCTGTTACGTTGATTGTTGTGGTTGTCCCACCCCACTGGTTGAACGCCCAAACGGTTTCAACATCCTTGAATTGGCGACGACCATTTACAATCACAGGACGTTTTTGAACATCACGATACATATAGAAGTCATTGCTTGCATTCTTGCAACGAATGAACTCTCCGTTTTCTTTCATGTAGCGCAAAGCGGTCGCAAGATCAAATGGTTCTGTGATTTTTGTAAGGTCTAGCAAGTTATCTGTGTTTTGAATTGTTTCTGCCATGTCTATTCTCCTTTGTCTGCTGGTTTAGTTTGTTCATCAAGCAGAGCTTCCAGCTCCTCCACTCGTGCTTGAAGTCTTTGATTCTCTACTTCTTTTTCTCTTAGTTGAATCTTCAACAGATTATGTCTGAGCATTAATGTCTTTGAATCAACTAACATGTCATCAAGTGTCATGCTTAGGACTTGGTTAAGCTGTTCTTCGTTCATTTTCTAAATTCTCCAATCTGTGTGTTAGTTTTCTATTTTCAAGAGCAAGCTCCTGAATTGCTTTTAGTGCGATATTTAATAATCTAAAATCATCTAATGCTAAAGTTTCACCTTTCTTATAGACCAGTGAACTATCTATTTTTTCTACATCTTGTGCAATCAATCCGACATTTGTATAAGGTTTCTTATAGCCAAATTTATCAGTCTTCCAATCAAATTCTTTAAACATCAATTTTTGTACAAAATCTAACGCATTATAATGCGTATCACCAATGTTAGTCTTTAAATTTTTGTCAGATGTAGACCCATCAACACTAATCCACCATGTTCCACTTTTACCAGTCCCATCGTCGACATAAAGCTGGTTACTTCGAGGATCCCAGCCAATAAATCGAATAGGATATAGATTTCGAATAGGATTTTGATATTCAAAATTCGATATGATAGGAACTCCAGAAACAGGAGAACCATTATGCAGATTACAAAGTGACACACGCCCCTTGACGGTAAGCAGTATATCTTCTGTATTGTCTCCAATAATGTTTCCACCATTCCAATTTGGAGAATTGTAAATAAACATTCCTTTAGGGATTCGTCCAAGCTCTCGACCTAATAATTGAACACCAACTCCCTTGCTCGCACTATAGGTCTCAGGGACGTTGATTTGAAGGCCACCTTCTTGAGTAGGTCTCAAGAATCCATTATCACCAATAGTCATTCGACTATTACCTGTTATCGTGGTCCCGTTGATTTCAGTACCTCGAATAGTCCCGCCGTAAATCCTGTCTCCCTTAAGAGTACCTGTCACGATTTGAGAAGCATCTATCGTTACAGCTTTCAAGGCATTTACAAACGCTCTACTTGCTACCAATTTGTTAGTGATATGCTCGTTTGAGACCATTCTATTAGCAAGAGCTTCGTTAAATACCAACTTATCTGCCGTGATAGAATTCGTTCGTATAACATCCGCATTGAGAGTCGCGAACGTACCTTCACCAACAAATAATCGCTTGAAATAACCGTCAATTGCAGTTAATTTATCAGCCAGAGTATTCCCCTCAAGTCTGATAGTCTCTGCTTTAATTCCTGCATTTCGACCTGCTAGATTAAAACCAGCTATGATTTCGTTGACGCTGTTCTTATTATGAACTCCCCACGAACCGGCTAGTTGGCTTTGAACTGTTTTCAGGTTCTCGTTTTTGGAAACTTCAACCTGGAACAGCTGATTGGTTAAGGCCATGCGAGCGACCTTGTTAGAGATGTCATTTTCATTGCTACCAATAATACGCTCATAAAGCTGACTAGTTTCTTTAACATGCTGGAAGTCCGTCTGATTAGCCTTACCAGCAATCAATGAAGTGATATCTGCGAACCTACCATCTACTGATTTTTTGTAGTTAGCAATCCGAGTGGTAATCGAACCATTTTGTGGATTCGTGATAGCTTCGAATTTGTTCTCAATAGCTCTTACAGTTTCCTGATAAGTCGCTTTGCCTACATAGTCCTTCGCAACTAGCTCACGTACAGCAGTCGCTTGTTTTGCGCTTTCCTCACGAGTGTAACGCTGTAAAGCTTCCTGTCGCTGACCGTCTTTATTGACATATTCCTGAATAGCTGATAAATCGGTTCGCAAACCCTGAGCTGTCCGCTCAAAAGTAGCCTTAGCAGCTATAAGATCCGTCTTGCCATCTTCAGGAGCAGGTCCCGCATCTATACGAGTAGAACTTCTGGTCAATTCAACCTTGCGAAAGGCTACATGGCCAATCTCGTTATAACCAAGAATAATTCGCCAGAAATCAAAATTTTCAGGCTTGGTCAATGCTGGTATAGTGACTTGATAAGTCTGCCAGCTAGACGTGAGGTTGAAAGTGCCAGATATAATCTCAGGATTGCCAGGTACTGTTCGATTGGCTCTTAATGACAGCCAAACACTTGAAGAGCCAGAGTAGCAAATCCCTTGAAACGAAAGTGTGTAGGTTTCGCCGACTTCTAAATCGAGAAGAGATGTCGAACCCTTCCACGAAGAACGACTACCTTCTTTAGATTGAATTTGCATCTGCTTCCAAGTGTTAGTCGTACCTTTGACGTTGTATTCGCCGTCTAAAATAATCCAATCTTGTGGACTGTTATCTCCTTGACTATAGTACCAAAGCCCTCTTGAAAAGTCGTAGTCTTCAGCATAGTTGCGACTACCGACCTTCATCTTCGAAAATTCTTCTCGCAACTTCCCAGCTTCAGCCACAACTAAAGTCTTATCTGCCTTGTCCTTGATTGTGTTCAGGATTTCCTGACGGATAGAACCAGCTCGCACCTCAAATTCAGCCAGACTCAACTTCTGATTTAGCTTGTTCTGCGTGTCTGTCTCAAGACTCTTCACAGACTGTCTGATATTCTCAGCAGTAACGTTGAGTGCACTGATATCCGCCTTGGTTCTGAGACCTTCAGTCAGACTTCTCACACCAGCATCAAGTGAATCGGCCCGTTGCTTAAAGGTTGATTCGACGGCTGAAATTTGGCCGTCTGTATCTTCTGGAGCTTCTTTCGGACTTGTCGCTAAACTCCCGTTTTCCAACTGGGGCGCAAGAACATCTAAGTATTCTCCCGCATCAGCATTTACGAGATATACATAGCCAATTGATACGGTTCCAGCTTTTTTTCGCTCGCTTGAAAATGTCAAATATGTCCATTTATCATCTTTTAAGATAAAATATGGACTTATACCTGTTGCATCGTCAGGCGCCCAATAGGTTTGCAACTTAACTCTTTGCCCAACTGAACCTTTCACCCAAACAGAAATAGTATAAGTTCCTGGCATTATTTCAAACCTGTCTTGAGCAATTCCGATTTGGTCTCTAGCGTTACTTGAGGTCAATCGTATTGCTTTATCAAATCCAGTCGCTGGACTGTTTGATACATCAATAGTCTTTGCTGTCCCAACGCCTGATGGTCTAAAGGTACCTGATGTCCACAATCCGCTGGCTAGAGCCATGCGTCTTGTTCCTCGGATATAATTCCGCCCCCCAACCTGCATACTCGCTATCTTACTAGCTAGCTCCTCGGCTGTCTGTGTGAGTTCTGACTTGCTGGCCTTACCATTTGCCAAGTTGGTCAGCTCTGACAGTCTACGAGTCGTTGTCTCCTCATACGTCGCTTGCGCTGACTTCACACCAGCCAGTTCATTCTTGGTCTTGTTAAGTGCTTCAACTTGCTTGGCAATCTCAGCTTCAGCCTGTGCCTGCTTCGGTCGAATATCGTTTGCGATAGTTCGTTTCAGAACGTCCAAATCGCCCAACAAAGCCGTCTGAGCGCTCGTAGCCTGTCTCTTGAATTCTTCAAGTTTGGCAACAGAATCTAGACCAATCCGCTTGGCTTCCTGTGCAAGCAGGGTACTTGCGCCAGCGTTTCGCAACGCTTCTTCAGCCCTGCGCTTGACTTCTTGTAATGGGCCGTTGTCAAAGCTGTTGAAACGCTGGTCAATAGTATCAGAGAGTTCCCTTTTAACTTCTTCAGCTTTAGCTCTAGTAGCATTCAACCCATCTTCGAACTCGTTCTTCAGTTCTTCAGTTTTACGGTCAAATGCAAGGTCAGCATTCTTGAGTTCTCTGGCTAACTGCCTTTCAAAATCATCTTGAAGTTGTTGGGCCTCCCCCTTGACAGCATCACTCACTGCGTTACCAATCGCATTCGCAAGACCTGACTTGAACTGCCCAAAACCAATTGTCTTCAATTTTTTTCCCATTGGTGAGTAAGTGTACTTAGTAATCTTCTTGCGCACGTCAAGATTGTAGACATCGTGAAATAAACTCACAATATCAAACATCTGGACAGGCACATCACTCTGGCCGACAACCTCAAGCTCAAGGCTATCTTCCATCATGTCACAAAGCGAGGTCCTATAATACTGCTCACCATACTTGCGTAGACTCGCTTCATCCTTCACGTCCTGGTCATTAACCTCAATCACATCTTCGTAGATTTGACTGTACTTGTTAATGAGTGGACTATCAATCGTAACTGTGAACGTACGATCAGGCGCCTTCTCTCCCTCACCTTTGACTGTCGCGATGAAAGTAATTCGAGTCTTCAAAGACTTTGTAGAGGTCTTGTGCTGATAGCTAGACAGGTTCTTTTTGTACATAAAAAGCGATTCATTCTCTGAACCGCCATTTTTTAAGAGTCGAACCTGATAGCCGTGGCGAACAAAGGCGCCCCCCCACTTTCCCATAAACGAGTGCTTATCCTTCGC